CGTCAACTGATGCGAGAACTGGAGTTGCTTCTGTTTCCATTTCTGGTGCAGCTTCAACTTCGGTTGCTTCTTCAATTACGTCCTCGACTTCTGGAGTGGCATTGAGTTCCACAGTGTTCTCCTGTGAGTCGGGATTATCAATTATCTGGTCAAGAGTGCCGTCCAAGTCGTCCTCCGACTTCATCACCAGCCAGCCTTCGTGCAAGTGCGCGGGATGATCCACGCCTGACGTTTCCTTGATGGTGAGTTCTGTCAGCTTGGTCGAATTTGCCACGGTTGGCTCCTTTGCAGACAAGCGTCATGGTAGTCGCAATCATGCGCCTACCTTATGTATCTCGTAATTTCTCCTTTGAGACGCCAAAAGAGCGAGAAAAAGAAATCTGAAAAAATCGGTAGAAATCCCTCTTTTTGGCATCATTCCTATAGCGGTACCCCTATACTGTAGTCATGAAGGCAACCACCAAATTAGAAGCAGCCAAGGTAAAGATCTTGAAAGAACTGGGCTGGGACACTGCCAAGACCAAAGCCGAAAAAGCCGACGCCGAATACATAGCTTGGGCAAGGGAACGAGGCGCTTGGGGAAACAAAGCAGCAGGCGCCACGGTGGGACTCTGCTTGGCCCGGATCGCTTAAAGGAACGAAGAACAAACAACCTAGACCTGAGGAGGTCAAACAATGACAATCGGAACCACCAAAACTTTCACGGTGCGCTGCTCAGCAGAGACCGAAGCTAAAGCTCTGGCAAGAGTCGAAGCGGAAATCAAGCACTCCGGCCACGGCGCCAAGTTCAAGGTGACGGGCAGGACGGCGACGGTCGCTGAGAACAAGCTGATTCGCTCGGTAGAGGTGGAGCACGCACGCTCCAACACTGCAAGGGACATCAACGACCTGTGGGTCTGCTTGACGAGCTACGGGATGTCTCCCAGCAAAGAACTCGGTTCGATTTGGGAGGCTGCCCTTGGAAGCTGATTACTGGGGACGGCGGTGAAGGCTGCCACTCGGGATTCCAAACCCCGAGGTGAGGGTTCGATTCCTTCCCGTCCTGCGACAGCAATTAAGAAAGGGAATGAAAATGAAGACAGGAAACAAGAAAGCGCGAGACCTCGAAATTGGAGAGGTTACAGCGATTGCCGGAAGCCTGAGGGGTCACTGGTTTGTGAAGTACTGGACGGTTGAGACAGTCACCGATTATCCAGAGTTTGGCTACACCGAAGTTCGGTTGACGTTTCACTCAGCAGCCGACGAATTTCTCCGCATTGATCCGAGAGAGGACGTGGTGGTCGAAGTCAAACACAAAGACGAATTGTACGAGCTATTCCCCATTTACGAAAAGGCGTGAGGAGGTTTCAGCTAAACAAGTGCAGCGGTTGGTAAATCAGCTTCCATCCGCTGCGCTTTGCCACCAATCGAATAACCGCGAAGCTGACCGGCTTTAATCATGTCCCAAGCCCACGGTTCCCACACCACACCCATGAATGGCGTGTCGGCAGGAAACGCATACTTGGTGATTCCTTCACCCGGCACCGCTAACGCTGTCTCGATTGGCATCGGCCACGTCAACATTTCGACCATCTCACCAGCAGCTTTCTCGGAGTGCTGTAAATAGATAGTCCGGTCGCCAGCACGCATCCAATCCCACAACGCTTTCTGTAGCGTGTCTTTGTCGGTAAATTCTCCGTGTGCGTCTTCGACACCCGGCACGTAAACCGGAGCAAGAGTGAAGCGCTGCTCGTCAGCTTTGACTACAGGCACCGTACCCGTCATTGCTTTGACCATTTCAAGCGACGCCTGACGTGCTTCGATTTCCTCTTCGATTATGTCGTGGCACGTCACCATGCCAGCCGTAACCGTGTCCTGCTTGTGGAGATGATCGTGCCAGTCGCCAAGCTCTTTGTCTGTTGCGTAAGTCACTCTGCGATCTGCGAAAGATTCGATTTGAGCTAAGCGTGCATCAGCTTGTTCTCGTGTTCCGTAACATCCGAACGAGCGACCGGCTTCTGAATATACGCAGTGCTGCCCGTCTTCTTGACGTATCACTTTGCGAGTGGAGACACGGTAAAGCATCTGTTCACGATCAGCGTCATTCGCCATTTCCATCGGAATGACGATGTGCGTTTCTTCGATGTTCTCCAACATGATTGCTTCCTTCATGTGGATTAATTCCATGAGTGGAGCGAGAAGCGGAGCGCATTCAGGGTGATCCAACATCAGGCGGTAGGCCATGAGGAGGTGCGTCATGGCATCTTCTCCAACAGCGGTGTTGCCGTAATCCTTTTGCTCGTCTTGTCCGTAGCCTTTGAGCACTTTGGGTTCCTCATCTCTTGATGCGTCCGGATGTGTTCGTCGCCAAGCGGCTAATACCTTACGCTTCACTCTTGCTACAGCGTCCTGCGGTAGCTCGACTCGATTGCCGCGAAAACCGCCGGGGCTGAAAGCAGCCAACGCACGTCCAACCTGTGCTGCTGTTTCTCTGTCTTCAAGATTGTCCCAGAGTCGGAGCTTCCACGTTGACGGTTTCTCTCGGTCCGGGACGTAAGCGAAAGCTTCCGCTGGGAAATCTTCGCCGTCTTCCCGTTTGGTTTCTTGCTTCTGAAAGAAGCTGGTGAATGCCATACCTCCAAGACTAGTAGGAAAAAGAAATCTGGAGAAATACGTTGTTTTGGCATCATGTCTATAGGGGGGACGCTATACTAATCATCGTGACAACAACCACTGAAAAAAGGAACAGAACAATGAACGAAGAAATTAAAGTAGGAAACGTACTAGGTAGCGCTTGGGGCTACGGAGCGATCAACCGAGACTTCTACATTGTCACGGCGGTTTCTCCTAAGGGCCGGGTCAAGATTGCCATGATTAGCAAGGAAAAAGTAAAGACTGCTGACATCGAAGATGGCGAAGTAAACAACTTGGTGTCACCAAGGGTAGGAGTCCCTGCGGCTGAAACTGGCTACAAAGCAGTATTCACCGACTCGGACGGCGACAGCTTCATCAAAATCTCCAGCTACGAACGCGCTTACAAAATCGCTGAGACCGGAGAAGAAGCCGAAGCCCTCGCATTCACCGAAACCAACTTGTACTACGTATAGGAAAGGGAAGCTGCGAAAGGCTACCTCCGGCAACGGGGAAGTGAGTGGTTCAACTCCGCTCCGCAGCGCGACAGCAAACCAAACAAAGGAAAGGAACTGTCATGACGGGATTGAAACTAGAAAGGGTAGTAGGCGGCCGTGACTTCTTCCCCGAAGGAAGCGAAGTGCTGGTGCTGAAAGCTCACGAGGTGCGAGTAGGCGACTTGCTGATCTTCCCGTTTGAAGACACAGGCAATGGACCTAACACAAGCATCTCGGAGAAGCGAGTGGACACAATTAGAGTCAAGCCGATTTACAGCGCGCATGAAAAGCCAGAGCTTTTGTACGAGGCATATTGCGTAAACGAAAAGGCTCCGTTCCCTATTGACCTTCACCCTTCCGAAGAGTTCTTACTGATTAGAGGAGCAAGCTGACCGTTTACCAGATAGCTAGAATGGAAAGGACATGACTGTAAAAGATTCAGAACGGGCAACTGAACTGTTGCTTGCCGTGATGCGCGGCAAACGCAAGAGCGATGTTGTCCGAAACAGAACAGAAGCTGAAGCGTGGGACGCACTCGTCGCTGAAGTCAAAGAGATTCGTGACGCTGGCTTAGAAGTCGCCATCCCGAACCCGTAACTACAAATCAGCTTTCCCTAGAAACTCTCTGTATTTAGCTGCGTCAACAATTTCGTCCTTACCTGCAATAGAACGAAAGATAAGCTCCGGTCCAGTTTCGTTGTTGTAAAGGTAAAGCTCGTCAAACAGATCAGTGACTTTAGGCAAAGTGTTAGACACTCCAGCATGAGTAGACCGAATGATCTGGTCTGGAACCTTGCGTCCCGTACGAGCAGCACGTCCAGCTTCGCGCGCTACCGCTTCTTCATAAGGAATAGAGACGTACTGTGCCTCTATCTTGTAGCCAGCTTCACGTGCTTGTTTGATCTTGTTCGCAACAGAACCGACAGTCGAATTGCCTGTGCCATCTAACAGATGATCGATTCGACGCTCCGATGACGCTTTCAGTAATCGTTTCGCTAAATAGCTTGACTCTTCGTGCGTATAACCGACCCAGCCTTCATCGCCAAGCTCAATCAAGATGTCTGTTTCTGGCAGTAGCCGTTTGATGTCGTCCGGATCAATGTGAGCGTATCGGCCTTCTCTAAGGCCGGGAATCCCGTTGTTGCGTAGGAAGCTACTTTTACCAGATGCCGTACCGCCACCCATGAAATAGAAAGTCGGTTCATCTGAGACGGGAACGCCATCCAAGATTTCGTTGATAATTTTGTCGTGCAGCGCTTCGCGCTCTGGCGTGAACTTTCCGTCCACAATGTAATTGTGGGCACTGTGATTCACCTCATCCAGTATTTCCTCAGGGATCGGCACATCTTTCCCTAGCCCAATTTCAGGAACGTCGGTCGGCACATCGTCTGCTATTCGCGCACCCGGTTGCCCAATAAGAGCACCCGGTTCCGCTACCGTCCCCGGTCCAGCCACTAGATCGTCAATTTTCAAGCCCGGTCGTTGTGGGCGAATAAACCGAATCGGCTGATCCGGGGTACCTGTGACTATCGACATGGGTGTGCCATAGGTCAGAGGATCGGGCAACATCCGAATTGTGCACCGACAATTTGGGTGCGCTGGCGGCGCTTGACCCGGAGGGCCAAAGGAATCACGCAAGCCAACTGTCACGCCACTAAGCGGCACACAAATCGGGCAAACATCAAACCGAGAAGTTACCCACTGCTTTCGTGCCTCTTGTGGATTGACAAGACCACGGTCTGCTGCTTGCCACATACCTTGTAAGCGACCTTGGTTCGATGCACGCATAATTTCGGTACGAGCGATTGTCCTTGCCCGTGACCGACGCAAACGGCGCCCGTAACTTTCGACTCGCTTCTGTAGATTGGCTGCGCTGATTCCGGGTGTAGCCGCTGCGATCTTTTCTGCTCGCCTGTAAACAGCCGTAGCGTAGCGTGGAGTCAGTCCCCTAGTGGCGGTACCAAACATCTGAGTTAAGCCGCCCACACCAGCCTGAACGCCTTTGGGTGAAGGCAGGTCATTGAGTATCGTGACCAGCTTGCTTTCCACTGTTCCTCGTCCTAGACCGTCGCTGAAAGCCCGCGTGACAACTTCTCGAATAGCCACGATCTGGCTGTCCACCATGTCTGTCACCATGTTCGCCGCCGAAATAGATGCGTACGTGGTGGCCGCTGGAGAAGCTCGGTCAAAGCGCATCGAAGCAGCGAACTCTGACGGAGTATCAGCTTTTTCTAATTGCGCCCAATCGGCTGCGACGTTGTTTCGTATTTCGTTGAATACCGTTGTCGCTGATTCGTCCACTTGAAACAACGTGAGTTCTTGGAAGAACTCTTGGACTTCTTCTAGCGCCGTTTTGACTTGGCCTTCGGCAAGCCGGTCATACGGCTGAGCGAACAAACGAACAATCGTATGAAACGGGATATTGCTCCACGCCAGCAGACAAGCGTCTCTGTATTCTTTTTCGTTGCGAGTTAGGCGAAGATCACCGATCTTCCTGTGCGCTGGCTGTCCCGGCTTACGGTTCCTTGAAACCGGAAACCTTTGTGCTTTCCGTACACCGGCAGTCACGCTAATTCGTGAACGGCCTCCGTGATTGCAGCAGCCGCACGTCGAAGCGTGAAAAGTCACACTTCCTCAGCCATTGCCTGTGGTAAGCCAGCAGCGTCCCGTAGATACCCTTCCAAAGCTTCATCAGGAAACAGCGGTGCCCCAGCGCCAGCTAGTTGATTGATAAACGTGCCTAGCGAGCCAATGTCTATGTTCTCCGGCGTCGTGAAATTGATCGACGGCATCTTCGTAGTGTCCAAACCGTTCAGCCGCATAAGCCGAGGTACTCCGTAAGAGTTGAACACTTCAGCTATCGAACCCAGCCACGCCGTTAATGAATCAACGAAGAGTTGAATCTTGGATACGGACAAAGCTTGGGTACCTGTCGCCTGATGGCCCAACAGAATGAAGTCCGCCAGAACTGACATCGAGATTCGCTGATCGTACCGCTGAATGATTGCGTTAGTGTCGAATTGGCGTCGCCCACCCGTAGACAATAGTTTCAGATCGTAAGCAAGATTGCCAGTGTCCGGATCGTAAGCAAGTGGGAACACGATACCTTCTTGCTCGTCACGCTTGATGTTGCGGACCAGTTCTTTGATTGCGTTCAGCGCTGCTGTCTCTGCGGATGTGGCGTTGTCGCTAAGTAGCTGTGGTGGCACCATAGCCACAGGCATACCGGCAAGATCTCGTTCGATGCCGATTGCTTCGATCTCTTGGATCTTGGACTTGAAGTACCACGGAACAAAAGCGTTTCGTAATATGGAACGGCCACGTGGGTTGTTGTATTTGGTGCTTGTCCGGAACAACAACATCTTCTCGATAGGAATGTTGACATTACTTCTACCGAATGTTTCACCTAAGACTTGTTCTTGCACGACACCGTTGATGCCGCCGTTTGAGTCGATGTCCCACTCATAGATTGTGGACTGTCCTCGAATCGGCAGTTTCTTCCACCCGATCAGACCGTCGTTAAATTTGGATGGCGAATCGCCGTCGTGTCCTTGGCGTCGCTTGTAAACAATTTCGTGTACCGAAAACCCGTAGGTAAGAAACGAAAGAATTGCGGAGAGCGTGTCGTCCCACGATTGACTCATGTCTTGCATGCAGCTAGCAACGAACTCGGCGTATTGCACTGCTTGTTCATCGTTGACGTCTGATGCATCAACAGACCAATCAACTTTACGCATCAGCATCTCGATGGCGTGCATGATTGCGCCGACAACAGGGTCATTGTCTGACATCTCGCGATAATTAGCTACGCCTTGTCGGCCTTGTAGCTGGCGTAGGAAATCCTCTTGGATCTTGCCGCCGTACTGGACGAGGCCGGTTGACCCTAGCTCCATGAAGTCAGTTGACGTGGGTTTTGCTTTGCCGATTGTGCGTTCAAATCCGGGGTCGGTCATGCTGTCCTCCGTTACGGAATGATGACGAGCCTAGCCTGTGGCGCTCTGAAGGCTATGTACCGTCACATAAATGACACATCAAGAAATCCAAAAGAATCCGTGTAAACCAGCGCACTTGTATAGGTAGGCCCCTATAATAGTTATCGTGACAGCAATAAGGAAAGAGGAAACAATGAAACTGTCTAACGAAGAAAAAGCAGCGCTGGCGGTGGAGGTAATGTGCGCCGTAGACACGATGTTCGAGCGCTACGAAACGGCTGATATTGGAATCGACTGGCCCGAGGAGCTTGCCCACTTAGGGAAGACCGCCGAGGGCGTTTACGCCATGAAAGAACTGGCTGCTAAATGGATGACCCGGCTACCCGGCAAAAAGTGGGTCTATGGCCTGCCCAACGTATGGGACCCCGATTACAAGGCTCCTGCTTTCGACCACAACGGCGAATACAACGAATACCCATAAGGAGGGAAACGAAATGATTACCGAAACCGGCGTCGAAGTCGAGCTACTCGGCAAAGACGGAAACGCCTTCTTCATTCTGGGCACAGTGAAAAAAGCCCTAGAGGAAGCAGGCTACGAAGCTGAAGAGATCAGCGAGTGGCACACAGAAGCTACCGCTGGCGATTACAACCACTTACTCAGAGTGGTCATGGAAACGGTGGTGGTCTTGTGAACTGTTTGGACAAGCTCGTAGAAAAGGGAGCGTTTGAAGCTCTCGGCCCTACAGCGGAGATCGTGGAACACGACATCGTGGAACACACACGCACTCGCAAGGACGGCACCAGATTCCGACTTTATTACAGAGTGTGGCACATGCCTGCTGGGCGAGGCCCAGCGAGCCGCGGGAACAGATACAAATTCCTTGGGTGGCGAGTCAAGGCAAGCAGCGTGGGCGAGCTTTACGCCTACGCCGACGAGCTAGCTGATTACACCTTCGCTAAATGCGACAGCGAAGGAAACTTTACAGGCCGGTTGAGTTCCGGCGTGACAAACATATACCGACACATATAGGAAAGGAAAAAATGACAGCAACCAAACCGGTAGGAATTGGGGACATATTCGAGTCAACGTGGGGCTATGGACAAACCAATGTTGACTATTACGAAGTGACAGCAGTTTCACCGAAAGGCAGGGTCAAGATCCGGTCAATCAAGAAACGAGCCGTCAGCGATCCATACGGACCAGAAGTCAAAGTCTCACCAATACGAGGCGTGTTCTGTGGACCTGAATCGGGTTACAAAAAAGTCGATTACGACACAATGGACGGCGAGCCTTGGGTGCGGATCACCTCATTCAGCGGAGCGTGGCGTGTTCATACTCACGGTCCGGACGGCGCCGAGCCTCTCGAAATTGTCGCCGCTGAAACTGGAGTTGGCTACGGACATTAGGGCTGCGGAATCTGGTCGCCTTTATTAGCGTGCCAGTCAGCGTGGCGTGACATCCAGATGCTGTGTGCATCTGCGCGCTCGTCAAGCCGCTGCGTGCGCTCGTCAATCGACCGCAGGATTACGGTGTTCTCAGCGTGGGACTGATTATTCTCACGTCGCATCGCTGACGCCAACAACGTAAACGCACCTGTGACTACCGCTGCGGTGACTGCTCCGATTGCAGCGATAGCATCGGTCATCTTTTGCCGCCGTCATAAACCTCAGCGTGGCCCACATCAACTAGAACATCATTCAAGCAGCCATCGTCATCACCAATGACACGGCCAAGCACTCGTCCGAACTTTCCACGCTTGTCGAGACTTGTCGCGATTCTGATCGCTTCCTGAGCTTCACACCAATCCACAACGTAATCTTTTGCAGCTAACCCACGCGCCTTTTCTGCTTTGTCGCGTGTCCTGCTTTCTGGCGTGTTGATTCCGAGCAACCGGACACGGGCTTGATATTGAATTGAGAAGCCAAGGTCAAGTGTTACATCAACTGTGTCGCCGTCAACAACTCGATCTACTGTCGCTGCATATTCGTACATCAGGAACCGTCGCTTTCTACTGTCTCGTCGCTGATCGTTAAGCGATACCAACCGGCATTTGCCGCATTGTAGACAGTTGCTTCAACAGCGTAGTCGCCGGGTTCCATTAAACGGTCGATCTCAGCATCCCACTGGTTCTGTACGTTCTGGATAACTGGTCGCGGCGTTGAGTATCCAACGATTGTGTCATTCGGGAACTCAGCTTCGTCCTCTGCATCTGCTGGCGGACTAGCACAATTCCATGAGTCACCGCCGATAGAACAGTCTCGGCCTCCGTCGTCATCTTGGTCGATCAGAGCGCCACGAGTGTATTCATCGGCGTCGCCGCTGTGGTCGCCTGCATCAGCGTCTGTGTCGTTGTACAGATAAACGTATGGATCGGCGTGCTGATTGTTTTGGCCGAACTGATCTCGCCTCAGATTCGTTTCAGCTTCAATCACGATCCGTCGTGTCTCACCAGTCAAATCAGGATCGTCGGGAACTGTGAACTGGATTATGTCTCGCTGGTTACGGTTCGCTGGAGTTTGTGGCGTGCTCGAATTACAAACTGAGCAGCCGCCGACAATGCACCAGTCACCGAACCCAGTCCAGCCGCCTTGCGAGCAGCTAGCCGGAATCGTTGTGATAACCGAAGTTGTGGTGGTATCGACGACGGTCGGAT